TATTTGCGGTTGCCAAATTATCTACATCCACAAAGGGAGAGGATGCATTAAGAGATTACGAGGAGGGAATTATCAAAGAGCATTCAATTGGTTTCCAGTATATGACTGACTCTGTTAAATGGATTGAGGAGAATGGAAAAGGATATTACAGAATTGATGAGGTAAAGTTATTCGAGGGTTCTGCAGTTACTTTTGGAGCTAACGAGTTTACAGAGGTTTTAAGCGTAGGTAAAAGCGAGGACAAGGAAAATGCCTTAGAGAAACTTACAAAAGAAATCAACGTAGTAACAAAGGCCTTAATCAATGGAAGAGGTACAGACGAAAGAATGTATAATTTAGAAATGAAATTAAAATATTTAAACTCACGTTTAGTTGACCTTGCAACAGTTAACTTTGCTACTCCCAAGGCAGAGGCAACTAAGCAAATCAATAATGAACAAGGTTTCAACTGGGATGAATTAAATAAATTGTTAAACAGTAAATTTTAAAAAAGTGGAAGGAAAAGAATTAACACCACAGGAAGTTATCGAGAAATTCGAGAACAAAATTGGAGAAGCTACAAAAGGATTAGTTTCTGTAGAGGCATTAGAGGGATTGAAATCTGAATTATCAGAAATCAAAACATTAGCTGAAAAGGACAATACTGCTGAATTAAAGGCAAAGTTTGTTGAATTAGAGTCAGTAGTATCAGGATTAAAGGAGGCAAAGAAAAATGCTCCTGCAAAAAGAAAGTCATTAATTGACTTACTTTCTGAGAAAGCAGACAAAATCAAAGATGTTGTTAAGTCAGGAAAAGGAAAGGTTGAGATTGCATTAAAAGCTCAGCAGAATCCATCTGACATCGGAACAAGAGATGATTATGGTACTATCTTACCAGGTACAATACAGAAGCCTGTAAGAGCAACAAGAATTATCGACTTATTTAGACGTGTAAACGTATCAACTGAGTATGTTAAGTACAGAGAGCAGGATGTTGTAACAAGAGACGCAAAAGTTGTTGTTGCTTGTGCTACTTCTACTTCAAACACTAAAACTACTTGGGTTAACAGAACTGTACAGATCCAAAAGATTAGAGATTTTGTTGATATCTGTATTGATATGATTGAGGATTACTCATTTGTAGCATCAGAGGTTGAGCAGTTGGTTAACGAGTCAGTTAAGTTAAAAGAGGAGGCAGAGATTCTTTTAGGTTCTGGAAACATCCTTTCAATCGATACTATTGCATCTGAGTTTGATGCTGCAAACGTATTGGCACCGTTTACTGCGGCGTTTCAATCTGCAACATTAGCTGAATTAACTGCTGCAATGAAAGCACAGATTTATACATTCGGTCAGGAAAATTCATGGGATGCTAATACGATTGTAATGAATTACAACGATTTTGTTAAATTCATGCATCAGAAAAACTCTCAAAACGATTACTTGTTGCCAAACTTTGTAATGCAAGGAGATGGGATTCTTAACGGTATGAGAATTGTAACTTCTCCATTGGTAGCTGCTAACACTTTATATGTTTTTGATTCATCAAAGGGTGAAATCTTAGACAGACAAGGAGCTACATTAGAGATGAGCTACGAAAACAATGATAATTTCGAGCATGAGATTGTTACATTGAAAGTAGTTGAGAGATTACAGTTCCATGTTGCTCAAATTAACCAGGATGCATTCATGAAGTGTACTGACATTTCTGCTGCATTAACTGCAATTACTGCTCCTTAATTTTAAAATGTTAGAGCCATGAAAAAGGTAAAATTGATAAGAGATTACGGAGGAAATAAAAAAAACTCTGTTATTAGTGTAAATGAGCAGCAGGCTTACTTTTTACTTACAAACTCAATTGCAGTTATATCTGATTGTGGTTCTGATTGTGAGGAGTGCGAGGATTGTAAGAGCACAAAGAAGAAAAGAACAACGGTTAAAAAAACGGTAAAAGCAAAAAAAGCCCCTACAAAAAAGTAGGGGTTTTACCTAAAGAGTTATGAGTTTATTAGGGATTACATATAGTGACTTTGGAAAGGGCAAATTTGAGCTCCATCATGGGATGTACGAGCAAACAAAGATCCAGGCATACATTGACAAGTACGAAAGACAGTATTTGGTTAAGTTGTTAGGAGTTGAATTGTTTAATGAGTTTGTTGCAGACCTTGTTGCAGGAGTTCCACAGTCGGCTATTTATACTAAGATTTATGAGTCTTTTGAGTATGATAATGTTGATTGCTATATTCATATATCGGAGGGTATGATTGATATGATCAAAGGTTTTGTTTATTACCAGTATTTAAAGGATTTAACTAATACGGTTGCAGTTTCTGGGAATGTTAGGCCTATGGGAGAAAACTCAGAAAATGTTAGTACATTAAATTCAATGATTTATACACGTTATAATGATAGTGTAAGGACTTTTAAGGCAATACAGTATTATATCTGTGATAATAGTTCAGATTATCTTAAATACAACGGTATGAGCATTGGTTTAGCTTATTGGTTATGATTGAGGCAAGTGAGTACATAAGAGGATTGGTTAAGAGCATTGATAACAGTATTGTTGGTCAATATGATGCTCCTACTCAAAAGACTTTTGTATGTAACACTAAATGGGCCAGAGTTGGTAAGATAGTTACTGATTCACTTGATAGGGAGTTTAGGATTATTGAGATAGGTTATGATGAGTACATAAAAGCTGAGCCATTAAATGGTGGAGAGTTAGATGGTACTTTTTACCTTAAAAATCCTTTCTTTATTACAGGGACCAAGAGAGCCACAAATATGGAGTGGAATTTGGCAGATAGTAACCTGGAGAACAAATTACCTTTGATATGGTTATTAGAGGTAATAAGTGAAACGGGATATGGAAAAGGCTCTGCAGTTGAAAAGGATATTGATATTAGATTATTCTTTTTGGATGAAACTGACCCAAGCCAGTACTATACTAAGGACCACAGAGAGCAGGTTGTTATACCCATGCAAAAGTTAATGTTGGAGTTCCTTGCAGTGGTAGAGCAGAATAAAAAGTATCAAACAGTAGAAAATTACCGTTATAAAACTTTTTCCCGTTTTGGAGTAGAACAGGAAACTGGAGTTGTTCAAAATGTCTTAGATGCAAATTTATCGGGGGTTGCATTGGAAGTTACTCTGACTCGATATAAAGAAAATTGTAAATGTTAAAAAATAAAAAGTTATGATTGGTTGTAATTGTGATGCAGGTTTATCAAATACAGGTAGACCTAACTGTGTGCCAATTTTTGGTATCACATCGAGCTTTATTATGGTTCCATTATTTGCGAATGATGGCACAAGAAATGGTATTGATTTAAGTACTACGTTACCAACGTGGGCAGATTTAGTAAATGAGGCAGATTCTTCTAAAAGATGGTTTCCTTTACCTGCATTTGAGAATGTAGAATTACCAAAAGCTGACTCTCAGTTTGAAGAGGCTAACAGTGGTAGAATGGTATTCTTAAGACAAGGTAAAAGATCCTTTTCTGGAGAACTATGGGCAGAGGACTCAACACCGACTTTCTTAGGGAAGTTACAGAAAAACAGATGCGTTGATTTTGGAATGTTTATTGTTGATGTAAATGGAAACCTTATCGGAAGCGAGGAGGGAGGATTCTTATATCCAATTCCAGTAGACAATCCAAGTTTTGACCCAAAGTTTATGTTCGCTACTGACTCAACTACTCAAAAAATTATGCTTGGTTTCGACTTTGACAGATTGTTTGATGAGTCAACTATGTACATGATTAATGTTGAAGAGGCAGGACAAGACTTTACTCAATTAGAGGGGTTAAAGGATGTTAATTTAATTAGCTTAGCGGTTTCAACTACGGTTGCAACTTTTACTGCTAAATTAGATTATGGAACTGCGGTTAATAAGATCCTTTACAAAGGAGCTACGGCAACTGCAGATTGGTCAATTTATAACGTTACTCAGGATGTAACTTTTGCTCCGGATACGGTAACAGAGTCACCAGATGGGACATACTCCTTAGATTATTCTGTTGGTGGAACTGTAACAGGTGGAGACGTGTTGAAAGTTTCTGTTGCTAAAACAGGATACGAGGGTAGCGCAACTGCAACTGCTTAATGGATATTAAAATTGGAAAATACTCATTTAGTGTCAAGACTCTAAAAAGCATATCAAAACAAACAGCTTTGAATAGTTTTGTTTCAATTGATAGCAAGATAGTGGAAAGGGCATGGAATGAGGCAAATCCAAAGGCCAAAAAGAAAAGGCCTCCAAAAAAAACTAAGGAGTAAATAAGGGGAGGGCTGCGGCTCTCCTTTTTTGTTTATAAGCTATGATAGGAGAAACGGCAATTGATAAGCATTTAAAAAAAACAAGGTTATTATTTGACTCTGTTGCATGGTTAAATGCTCATACATCCCAGGTTAAGGAGGATATATTAAACTTGATTAGAGAGGCCCAATTAATGGCTGAGGGAGTTGATGAGGATAATCAGATTATCGGTACTTATAGCTATATGACTGAGCTCATAAGCGGAGGAAGAAAGCAGGAGGGAGATCCATATAATTTGAATGATACAGGGGAGTTTTTTAGGTCCATGTATATTAAAGTCCTAAGTGATAGTATTATTATTGATGCCAACTACCAAAAAATGGAAGATAAAGATTGGTGGAGTATTAGTATATTAGGACTCACACAAGAAAACCTACAATTATATGCTGACATGGTTAAAGAGAATTTTATCCTTTATACGAGGAGAATACTGGAGCTCGATTGATGAGATGCCATTATACAATTGGATTAAATGTAACAACGGCAAATTAGAATACACAAGGATAACTAAAAAAGGGAGCAAGGTACAGGATTACATCCATTGGAAAAAACTGTATAATGAATACTTAAAAGAGTTTGGATTGGATGATAGGTACAAGAAGTACCTGGATGCACAAAAGAAAAAAGCACTACTTCAGAGCGAGTATGTAATAACTAAGGAAAGATTTAAGCTAACTGAGATTGAAATACAGGAGCAAAGGATTAAGGACCTGGAGATACATTTTGCAGGAGGCAAAAAAATAGAAGTAATACTAACCTGGTTAGGTATGTTTTTAGGTTATAAAATTGACCAAAAAGCTACAACTGTTAAAGAGTATTTTGTAATATTAGAGGAATATGGCAAAGCAAATAAAAAGGTCGGAAATAGCTGAACAGGACTTGTATAAGGATATACGAGATTCAGCAGAGCAAACAATAACACATATTAATGAGTTAAACGACTCACTAAGTAAAACGGCAATTGTTGTAAAAAAGGAGCTGCAAAAGCCTCTCCAGGTTACTTTAGAGGGTATTAATAATGTCAATCAATCGGTTGATATTATGAATGATACTATGGAGCAATCAATTAAACTTGATAAGGCAAAGGCACAAGCAATAAAGGCTCAGATTGAGGCAGAAACCAAGTTAGAAAAATTGGAGCAGGAGAGTATTAAGACTCAGATCCAAAAAAACAAGCTGGAGGAGCAGGAGTTAAAGATTGTTAAGGAGCAAATAAAGCAGGAGCAAAAAGAGGAAAAGCAAAAGAAGAAAAATGTAGCCCTAAC